AGTTAAACCGCCCTTTGGTTTAGCCATAGCTAGTATGTCCCGCCACGCTTCTTGTACTCTCTAACAAGCCAAGCATTTGCGTACGCCGAAGGGTAAACATCAAATTTCTTTTTTGCTGCTGCCTTCACACGAGAATATAATGCAGGATTCTTGGGAGGACTGCCCGACTTCTTCTTTGGTTTGGCCGGTGCTTTACGTGCCATAGGTGTATCCCCCGCAAAGGTTATTGCTTATAACATGAATTGAGTAAAAAGTCAAGAGGGCAAGTTGCCCTGCCCCCTTGAGTAGTGTTATGTTCCAGTAGAAACAGTAGCAGACTCAGTAGGGTTCTGTGACACGTCGCATACGACGGCGTGTACACGGAAGCGCAGTGCAGTCGTGCCGGTTGATCCGGAGTCAAGCACAGTCACCTGAATAGAGTCAGCAGCAGTGACCATATTTACGCCTGTAGCCTTCAGGTTGAACTGGATGATTGCAGCAGCGTTACTTGCGCCGCCGTCAACCAGTGAGTCAACGTCAGTGCTGGTGCCTACGTCAAGCGTCACGGAGGCGTTGCCTGAAGCCTCAAGGACTTCAAGAGAGCCGCCGATTACCATCGTATCTGCGGGCAGATCGATCATCTTGACAATATCAGCCCCAGCGAGGGACGTGTTATCAACCGCGTCGTAGACCGGAGAGGTGATAACATACGGGCGAGGCAGGTTAGCCGGATGACCAACGGTTCCTCCACCAGTAACGGTACGATCATAAGTAGCCATTTATATATCTCCCCTTACGCAAAGTCGATGACGCCGCGAACCATAGCTTCTGGGCGCAGAACTTTGCGACCAAAAACGTGCAGACCACGAATAACATCAGAGAACGACTCAGTTGAACGAACCACTTCGGTCTTAGCAATGTGCGAAGCAGTAGAAGTGGATGACATGTGACCAGCGAGAACTATATTCTCAGAAGAGTCAGTTGCCACACCAGACAGAGTTACCTGATCGGTACCTGCTGATGAGTTTAGCGCAGTAGACTTGTAGCAGCGGAAACCAGCGAGGAGTCCCGGAACTGCAAGGCCGTTACGCAGTGGAGAAGTAGCGTCACCAGTTACCTGAACTTCAGCCATCTTATTTCCGGCTTGGAACATTTTCTCGTAGAAAATTGGTGGTGCTACAAACCAACGATTCTCTTCTGGCACAGACTGATCGTCAAGTGAACGTGCCATCAGCAGCATCAGGTTGATGCCAGCGTCGTCAGTTTCTACGTTGATTGGAGCAGATGCTGTACCCAGAGCAGTGTTGGTAGTAGTCAACCCGCCGGAAAGTGAAGCATCGTCAGCACCCGCAATACCTGCACCATCAGACATAGCCTGAAGCACATTGGCATCGTACTTACGCTTCAAGGCAAATGCACCAGATGAGGTGGCAAGTGCTTCGAAGTTTACGTGCGAGTGACGCTCTTCGATGTCGTCGATCTTAAACGCAAAAGCGTTTGCATTATCGACAACCATCGTGATTTGATCGTCAGCCAAGTCTTGTGCATTTACAACGGAACCCCGTGTATATGCTGAGACAGTGACTGTTGGTTCTTTAATGATGCGAACCGTGTCGCCAAAGTTTTCAATTTCGCCCGCGTAGTCGGTGTTTGTAATGTCTTCTACAACCGAAGCACGACGGAAGAACTTGAGAACCTTTTGGCTAAAGATTTCCGGTGCAAAATTACCGGAAGGCAGGTTACCATAACCTGCAGCAGTACCAAATGCCATTGGTTCTTTTCCTTCCCTCTGTTTGAGGATTAGTTGTTAGGGTCGATCCGTCCCTCTCGACGTGCAGTGTCCAATTCGCTTTCCAGCTTTTCGAACTCCCACGGCTTGAGATTACGGATTTCAGAAGCCTTCCAAATGCGAGTGTCTCCGCTTTCTTCAGATGCAATGTCCCTAGCTTTAGGGGCACGTACCGAAGTTGCAGCATCGGTCTTCGCCTTGTTAGTCTTCTTTTTTGAAATTCCTGCGTCTGCTTTATACAGATCAAGAACTCGTGAGGCCCAACGAGCGTCGGTATTGTTATTGTAAATACCATCCGAAATGGATTCGGGTTGCTCTTGAAGCCAAGCTAAAAACTTTTCGTCCGATTTGATCGTATCGAAGTCCGGATGATTAGCTGTTAGTTCGCGGTAAGCTGCCTGTACTACCGTTTCCTTCTCACGCTCTTTAATGACTTCCAATTCTTTTTGGAGTTCGGTGGTGCGTTCACTGGCTTGCATTGCTGCTACAGTTTCCACAACTCCGTACACGTCAGGATATTGCGCTTTGAATTCTTCCAACTCTTCAACTGTCTTTGGCATGGGCACGTTTGCCTGTTTAGTTGCCGCTTCTAGTTGTTGTCTTTCCGCCTGAAATTCTGCAAGTTTTGCATCGTAGTGTCGCTTCAAGTCATCGTATCGTTTTTTGTAGTTATGATCCGGTTTCTCTTGCGTTGTTTCTGCAAAGCTAGTAGATTCAGGTTGGTCGGTATCTTCGCTTGCTTCTACCTCTGGGGTATCGTCGTCGTCTATGTAAACGTCCTCACGATAGTTGCCTTTGTAGAGAGTCTCGCTGTTGATAGTTCCGAAAGAGTCGTTCGGTTTGTTGGCTCTTGCGCCACGTACTTGTTTTGCCATTTTGTTACCTCTTCATAGCGGGGCTACTTTGGCTTGTAGGTAGCCGCTTCGGTTGTGTCGGGGCCGTTGTTAACGGGTAGCCGACGAATTCTTTTATTCTCTGCCTGTGCTTAACATAGGACTTAAATCACCTAATTTTTTAGGATTTCCTCTGTAAAGTTCTCTCACAACACGAATGGCTTGTTTTGTAAATTCATCCCTATCAGGATATTTTTCTCTAAGTGCTCTTCCATACGCATTGTTATTTAAATCTATCTGATCTTCAACACTGCCCCCAAGTTCTCTATCATCTAAAAGTCCGGAAGCTATATCTCCAAAATATCTAGCAAATTTATTTGGTTTATTGTGCATATACCCAGACACTAAAATATGGCGTAAAGTGTCTTCAGAAGCATCGTTATCTTGGGGTTTAAATCTTTCTCTGTACGCCGTTGATTGCGCTAAAGCTTCATTTACATCATCTAAAGTTCCTGTTAAAAGGGCGGGTGCAGCCTCTAAAGCAGACATATTTTTTCCGTATTCATCTCCTGTAACTTGCACAGGTTTTCTAAATGGACTGCGTTCAGGCGGAGTAACAAACCCGCCCTCTTGCATGGCCTGTCTGCGATCTACTTCTGGCTTGCCCTTGTCGTTTTCTTTGTTGAGAGCATCGTACCCACCAAACTTGTCAATGTCGCTTACGTCAACTACGTATTCGCCTTTTGACAGGGCTACTTCCATCATCTTGCCGCCCTTTGCGGCTTTCATCTTTTGTGGACCTTTTGGTAGCTTGCCCTCTTTTTGCAAGCGTTCTGTGGTCGGTGCGTTGATAACAAACGAACCCACACGCACACGATGGTTTTCTGTATCAGCTACGGTAGTCCCTTTTGCGTAAGCTTGCGGTGGGCCGTCTACAAAGCCCGTAGACTGGATTGGGTCTTTTTTGGCAGTACCACCCTCTGCAAAGCCTACAGTGCCCCCAACGGCTCTTCCGCCGCCGTAACCGGGACCACCACCCCTTCCATACGGACTTTCTCTAGAACTGCCGCGAGAGTTATCCGGGCGATTCTCTCCCGAAAAAGAATTTTCTCTAGCTTGTTGGGCTGCTTCTTCAGCTTGTCGGGCTTCTTCTGCAGCTTGTCGGTCCGCTTCGCGTCGAGTCGCTTCCAGTTGAGCCTCCAACTCTTGTTGATTTACGTATTGACCTTGACGGGTAGTAACATAGCTTTCACCAGATGTTACAGGATTATCTGAAGAATCTGTGACTACATTCTGTTTATATGATATTGCTCGTTCTTCATCAGAAGGTTGTATAGACGGCTGGGGAGAAACAGCAAAATCTTTTGGATTGTCTATCATTTCTCGTGAAGCTAGAAGATTATTAATTAATTGGTTTCGTTGTTCTGTATTTAACCCAGTTGGCAAAACTCCAGAAAGGTTATAGCCACCAAAAAGACTGGGAGACACACCTACGATTCTTCCATTTAGCATACCAAGAGCATAGCCTGAAGTACCTTCTGCAATTTTGCTTTCAATATTTTCTAGGTTTTTCTTAGATAATCCTGCTCCAAGAGCCATAAAAGGATTAATTCCCGTCATGGACAGTGTTGATCCCAGAGTCGGGTCCATACCTACAAACTGATTAGCAACACTCTGCGTCATTCCAGAAACATCTAATGGACCCCCATACGAATCAGTTCTTTCTGTTGAACCCTGCGAGTAAGATTGCTGATATGCGCCACTACTACTATTACTGTAATCTTGTACAGGACGAAAACGATCACTAATATCCATTCTACCGTCATTGTCAAAAGGACTAGGACGATTTACAGATGGTCGTTTTACGCCGGGAGTCGTACCCAACATTACACTAGATGCAAAATCTTTTAAAAATTGTGAAGCCACTACTCTTTTGTCCTCATTGCTGCGTCAAAGTCAGCCTTCAATCCCTTGATCTGTTCCAGTGAAGTTATCTTCCCCTGCAGCCGGAACACTTCCAGTTCCGATTGTGCCGCCACCAACCCCCGAAGCGTCATCTGGATTTGCTCCTGCAGGTACTCCTCCAGACTGTCCCACGCCTCCTTGTTGGCCACCAGCGGGCTGACCTTGCTGGCTTGTTTCCTGTTGAGCATTGGCTAATCCCTTCAACATTTCTGCAAAAATCTGCGCTTCATTCATATCGTTCACAAGGCTGTCAGGATCGATGTCCTGTGCGATAGCCAATTCACGCATGAGGTTTGGTATTTTAATAAACGGTGCCAACATAGGATTAGACACGGTTTGTAAAAGTGTTGTTAATCGTTGACTACGCACTTCCTTCTGCATCACTGCAGCTACACCACGAGGTTTGATCTCTAGGTCGCCTTCAATTTCCGGTGAACTTTCGTTGAATTGCATGTTCCATTGAAAGTATGCTTCGCCCAATGGTTTGAGAAGCTGGTCGTCAATGTTTTTAATAACTGTCTTCAGGGACAAACTGGCCCCACCAAGAAGCATAGACAGTCCGGATGCCGTACGCCCTGTTCCAGTTACACCTGTTTGACCGTGCATAATTGACGGTAAACCTGTTTCTTCGTCAGCAAGCTGCCGTGATATCTGATACATCTGAATGTTTTCAGGTGCAGTATTAGGAAACTTGAGGCCGTTGATGGCTGTACCTGTTACACCGGATTGACGACGGAATATCTTTCCGGGAAAAATGTCCATGTTTTGTCCGGGAACAAGGGACGCTTCATCTACGTCGAACACAAGGTTTCCAGCAAGAGCGAGGTTGTCAATTGCCATACGAACGTGACCATTCATAAGCAGTTGTGCGTCTTCCATGTTCTCTGCAACACCAACACCCCACACTTGATACGGGTTGATTTCGTATGGGAACACTTGGTAAGGTATGCGGGCTGGTGTGAATGGGTTCATAACGCAACGTAAGATCATGGTACCACATGCCCACACGTTTACTTGTACCTGTTCAAACTCACTCATGTCAGCAGGAATGTCTAGCCCTGCTTCTCGTGCCAGCTTTGCATCTAGGAAACCCCAGTATTCTAGGACTTCATATCTGCTGTCACCGACGTACGGTTCAGTCTCTTCTTCACGAATAGTATCTTCGTAATATTTGTCTTCGTAGTTTGGTCCTTTTGCGAGGCACTCTTCAATAGCGTCAGCGTAAAAGTGAGGCTGTGAGATAAGGTTACGAAGTTGTTGGCGATTCATGCGGTGTCGTTGGATAACGTATTCGCAGTCGTCTATGCTTGTAGCAGAAGGATCAGGGTGAAAATCCCACGGAGATACATGTTCGATGCGAGGAACAATACGTTCGTAAGGACTATAGGTGCGTCCCTCCGGTCCTTTTTCCCAACGATGTATTCGTTTGTAATGATTAAACGGTCCCTTTACAATACCTGTACCCAACAACGCAGATTCAAAGATTGCACTGCGTAGTACATTTACTGCACGAGTATCAAGAAGCTGGTCGTGAACCATCTTCTCCATGTTAAGTGCAGCCTTCTGTGCAGGACTGATTTGTGGCTCACCCATACGAGATGGGCCTTCAGATAGGGGTGCATCACCATACTGTCCAGCAAGTCCACCTAAAAAGTCACCAGAGGCAGGGGTAGCTTGCGTAGCACCAAACGGTAACTCACGACCATCCCCTTGAAAGCCGTATGGGTCTTCCGGGGGTTGCATCTGATCTAGCGGAGTAGTAAGGTGGGCAAACTCTGCTATACCTTCCGGGATTGGAGTCGGCTCTATGACCAGTGGAAACTTTTTGTTTGCAAACAAAATGTCTACAATTTGACCGTACGCAGCAAGAACTTTAGT